CGGATCGGTCAGGAAGTTTTCCGGCGCCACCGTGCGATAGGATAGCCGTCCCGTCTTTGTCGTGCGTCTGATCTTGATATCATAGAGCGAAACAGGCTGTATCTGTGTATGCGTTACGGTCTGCGGAGGCGTTTGCGGCGGCTGGGCCTGTTGAGCGCCCCCATCTGACCCTTGTTGCTGCTGTGGAGGCGGTGGCTGTTGCTGTTGCTGGCCTTGGCCCTGCGGCCCACCCTGCGATGGCAGATCGGGCGATTGCATGTCGACCATCGGCGGCGTGGACGGCTGAGGATCGACAGGAACTTGCACATCAACAGTCGTCAGGCCTTGATACGGCTTCGACTGCTCGACCAACTCAACGCCATCTTCCGCGAGGAGAACGGCGACCTCATTTTCATCCAACCCGGTATAGGTCGAATATTTTATGTCGGTCTTGATTTCCCAGAACTGCTTGATAATGCCGTCTTTGTTGACAAGCGCGTCCCATGACGCATCACGAATGATCTGATAGCCCGGATTATCACGCCAGAAGCAGTAATTGATATAGTCGGCGGCTTGGTCGCTGAATGCTTCGTCGTCTTCCGTCTCGGGGAGGCAATCGACAATGCGATTAGCGGCACCGAAGATGCGCATCAATCCAGGAAGCTGCCAGTTGACAACGTTCGAGACATCGCGGCTGACATACTGAGACCGTCCCTTCATCACAGGAACGTCTTTGCTCATGTCGCCGTTGTAGTATCTCAGTGCGCGTTCACGGCTTGGCGTCAGTTCCGATTGCGCGTAGTTCTCGGCATTAGAGATTTCCTCGGCAACGGTGGCTTTGAGCCGCGTATCGAGGTCGGCATTATCAGAAGTATTCGCCATCAAGCCTGCACCGCTACCTTGCGACGGCTACAATCAACGAAACGTTCATCCCGACCTTCAAAATAGTCAGCCAAAGCTGATCGCATTTGCGATGTTGGCCAGAGATCGGTTGCCATAATGCCGAAGTCATGGCACCTTGAGAGCAATTGTTCATCGGGCCCAATGAGGCGGTTCAGATTGTCTTTATCCAATCGCTTGCGCATCACGCGACCCACTTTCGATCAAGCTTGAATGTCTCAGGTGCGCGCTGCGTCTCGGCAAACCGCTTCATCATCAGCGCATAGCGGCTGGCGGAAATCAGATCGTCTTTCAACTTGACTACCTTTCCATCCTTGCGATGATACATGCGGAATTCCTCAAGCCATTTCGTGCAGGTGCGGAAGACTTTCCAGCGACCAGTTTTCATTCTATCGAGCATGTCCATGAGGCCAGCCTCGACGCCGTTCGAACCATCATCGAACGTTGCCTTCTCGTTCAGCATGTTCAGGCCTTGCGCTCGATATTGGCCGGCCAACTGTTCGCCTGAGCCCTTGTCGTGCTGCAATCCATCGTGCGGCCATGCCCAAGGAAGCCAATCACCCCAAGGCTTGATTGCCGCGGCATGGATGACCGGTGTATTCTGGCTTTCTCGATATTCGCCCACGACGTACATCACGTCACTATCGCGGTCCCAAGCAAGGCGAGCTGCGGCGGCTGGATGATCCCAGCCAAAGTCAAGACCGCCAATCTGCGCCCAATGCTTCGGAATCTGGAATGGATCGACAACGATGCTCTCTTCCGTAATCGGGAAGATGCGGCCGCTGCCTAATGTCGGGATACCTTTTGCTCTAGCCTCCCGTTCATGTGCAGGATAGCTCGCTACAATCTTGGCCTTTTCTTCATCGGTATAATGCTCAGCATCGTCAATCGTCATTGTGGTGACATGACGTGCCTTGGCGCCGACATCGTCCCCCGCTGGCATCAGGAAGCGCATGACCACTGTTGACATGCCTAGCAGCGGTGTAAACGTCTGAATAGCGAATTGACCACGCTGGCCGTTGTTGGTTCGCGTCAGGCCTTCGCTATAGATGTCTTCTGGCGGTTCTTCGTCAAACCAGACGCCGTCAACGGTTGGCCCTTGCCATTTCTCGCGGCCTTTTTCATAAGCCTTGAACGCAAGAACGCTTTCACCTGCTTGGACGTCACCGCCTCCACCCCACCGAACTACGATACTGTCGAGCAGGTTCGGAATCCCCATCGCCCTTGCTCGATCAACGATGCAGTCGCCAGGAATGAAGCCGGTTCCCCATTCCTCTTCCTTCGCGGGTGATCCAACAAGGATACGCTGCGGATTGTCGCGCGTGCTTTCGCCTGTGACCGAGCCGGCCCACATCGTGACTGGCTTATCGAACGTTGCGCCTTCCCACCATTTGGGATAGCGTCCGGTGAGATGCATCGCCCATTCGGCGCCACCGGCTACTGTCTTGCCGAGCTGATTGCCGGCCATGAATAGGCGTTCGCTGAATTTTGTGCCGGCGTCGTGGAACTCGATCTGCTTTGTATACGGCGTGTAGAACCTAAGCCGGTTAGTGCGTTGTCTTCTTTCGATCTCCGCCGCCAGTTCCATTCGCTCCTGAAGCAGCAAGGAAAGGTTGGATGGTGGAGTCGAGCTTTCTGATGCGTTCGATGAGCTGCTCATCCGTCATTTCACCGACTTGGTTGACGTTGATGTTCAAATCTTTCGGCATCAGCGATGCGACGACTTTCAAATATTGCTCTGGCTTTTCGTCAATCACGCGCGTGATGACTGCCGGCCCATTTGCTTCCCACGATGCAAGCAGGTCTTCGAGAAACGCTTCGCCGAGCTTGTTGCGGGCGCCTTTTGGCCGTCCGTTCGGGTTTCCGGACTGACCCGGGGACCACGCAGGCTTCAGGCTTGTTTTCTTCGGTGTACCTTCACCGTCTTTCTCGACGTCTTTAGCCATTTATAGGCATCGCCTCAAAATAAGTTGGATATCTGTCCGCATTTTCATACAAATATCTTATACCGACGCTTGACATTAATACAAGTTACATGTATGTTTAGATCATCAACAATGCAAACGGAGTGACCGCAATGACCAAGACCCCTGCAGCCACCGCTACCTACAACGATATCTGGGCCGGCGCTGTCGAAGCTATCCTTCTCCCCTTCAAGACCAAGCGCAATGGACAGACTGTCGTCCGCTATCGCTGGGAAGAAAAGGTTCGAGGTTTTGAGGCCGGCGGCTGGCGCTCTGGCTTCGTCAGCATCGACCAGGCTATTTCCAATGCTCGGCGCCATCGCGCTTTCAGCAACATCCAACCCGCATGAGGGCCATATGACCGCAGATCAATTCACCCGCTGGCTGGCCGAGATGAAATCGGCCGGCCTTGCGCGTTCTGACGCTGAATGCGCCCGATTGCTAGGCATCTCGGCTAACTCTGTTGTTGCCATGAAGAAAAACGGTACCGATATGCGGACCGCTTTGGCTTGCCGTGCCCTGCTTCATCGGATGGAGCCATATGGGGGTTTAAATTGAAATACGTCTACTTCTTCGGCCATGCTGGATCGGACCAAGGCCCGCTCAAGATCGGTTACACTGGCAATTTAGCTCAGCGCCGATCAACGATCCAAACTTCATCGCCGTATGAGATACAATGCTTTGACAGCATCGAGATTGATGATGATGAAAAGCTGGATATCGAAGCTCTGCTTCACACGTTTTTGCAGCCTCGACGCATTCGCGGGGAATGGTTTAACATCAAGCCATCGGAAATCAGGCTCGTTGCTGATCTGTTTTTCCATTCTATGGGCATGAGAGCCATATTCACTGATGATGAAGGCGAAGAACGCGCGTCAATGCGCTGCTGAGAAATGCCCTTAAGCTTTAGGCATCACCGCGTCCCGGTAAACCCTGTTGCAGTCGTGCCGGTGGCGTAAACCCGGCTGATGCGCCATGGATAGCTTCCTGCCGGCACTGACAGCAGTTGTACGCCGCTCGTTATCGAGCCGTCCTTGTTCTTCACGTCTACCTTCACATCGCCGCCGACATTGATGGTCAACATGCGCGTGACATAGGTCGTGTCAACAGTATCACTCGTTGAAATCGGGAACGGCTGGCCGGAGGCGCTTTCGCCGTGACCACGGCCATCGATTGAATCTGGTCCTGGCATTGTCCGTTACCTTCTGGATTAGTTCGTCTTCAGCTCG